AAACACGGCAGCATAACCTTCGAAAACGCCCTGTTCGTCTATGGACTTCACATCAAACTTAAAACCCTTTTGTTCCATACTATGTCCTCCTTTCTAAAACCTGATAGCCTACCGTGCATTTGCACAGCGGATGAGCTGGCGGTGTATAGATATATGGCACTTTTTCCGTTGCTCCCGGGAATGTCTCCTCTAGTCCAATCATTTGCCCGTCTAAAGGCCCACAGTGCGAACATGTTCTCTCATCATGTGCTGTAAGCCAAACCTTTACTACTTCACCTCCAAAAAACCCGGCTTCTTTTGCTTGTCGGATAGCTTCAAACTGTCCATAATTGTACGCGAATGATAGCTCCGTTCTTGCTATTCTCAATGCCCTGAATCGGTGCAAATACCCTGCATAATTCAGCACCTGATGTTCTACCTTTTTGAGCGGTAGTCCTTCAGCTATGAGATTTTCTCTGAATCGTCTCACTGCTTCTGCTTGCTTTGGTGTCAACCCAACGACAGGTCGAAGTATTCGGCCTAATTCATCAGGGCTTACTGGATTATCTACAGTGTAGTACCGTAAAATAGCTCTCATTGCTTGATGCTGACTATCAGACAAAGCTACAGCTAATTCGCCACCTCGTGTCTGTATCCATTCTTCTATCCTGCGTCCTGTTGGCGTGAATCCAAAAGGTCTACCTGCGTATTTTTCTATATCTCCTCCAATTTTTTCACCTGCACTTTGAATCGCCTTCCTCCACTCTGGCTCCAGTACTTCTACCACAAAACGTGAATAATCCTGCTGCCATTGAAGAATCCATTCCAGTGGCATTTCTTTATCTCTTACGGCATTTCTTAGTTCTTGATATTTGATAGCTTCTCTTTCTGCGTTCCATGTTGAATATAGCCATCGCACTACTTTTGGTTCGGTTGCATTTAAATACCCTCGTAATACTGCAAGAGTATCTCTTGTGTTTATTGGTATAGGCTTCAGGTAGGGCGGTATTCCAGGTGGATTATATCGTGGAACAATTTCGCCTGTTGGTTTGGTAGGCGAAGGTATTGAACTTGGTTTATCTCTTCCATAAGGGTCTGTTTTCCTCATCATTCTTCTGTCACATCCTCGCCCGTAATAGTTGCAAGTGGCATCATATTACCCGGCACCATTAAAGTGTCAGCGCCAGGTATTTCTTCATAGCCAAGCAGTAGCCTTGCCTCGTTTGGAGTAAGTACGCCAATTTTGACAGCTTCCATCGCCCGTTTCCAGACAGCCTCTCTGTCTTCTTGCAAAGCCTCTATTTCATCCCTGTCATAATCGATATATATCTTGTCATCACCGAATTTCGGTACTAGCCAATTGTTCAGCTCGTCCCTAATCCAGTCCATCAACGGCAGCACTGTTTCTGTATAGAATGCCTGCCTTGCTTCTTTGTAGTTGCTGTATGTTTTGTTAGCTGTGTCTCCTATCAACTCAGGAGGCACGCCAAATGCAATTGCTATTTCCCTCGCTGATAACTTCAAGCCTTCCAACCAATGCATATCAGCCGGTGACAAGCCCATCTCTTTCCAATCTAAACCACCTTCAAGCAGTATCGGCCTTCCTGCATTCTTGCTTCCTGCGTATTTCTCTTGTATTTCCTCTTTCAGCCGTTTGTATTGTTCCTCACTAAGCTCATTTTCTGTTACCAAAGCCCCTGGTGGTCTTGCGCTATTCTGGAGTAGAGCCACATTCCACGCCCTGCTTTCATTGTTTTGGTCGATACTCCTTGCTGCTGCCTCGATGGGACTCATGCCATACCAATCATCAAGCGGATTAAACAGCTTAAGGTGTAATACCTCCTCAGGCTTGAAATTTACCGTAACACCGCCAACTGTATACTGATAACCGGCTATAGGCTGCTGTGAATTGCCGGGGACAATTTTCATCCTATCAGGTCTAAGCACATACAGCTCTTTCGGTGCACCTCGCTCTGGTCCAATCGCTTCAATGTAGCTGTTCCCTGAAAGCATTAAAAAAGCAGTCAGGTTCTCAAAAAACCGACTGCCCCCTTGCCATGGATTTGGCTGTTTCAATATATCAATCAGTGGATGTTCATCCAACTCTTGCACTTTTCCGCCTCTACCTTTTTTGTAAGCCAACCATGGTATACCCGCCACAGCCATTGCTATTTGTCTAACGCAAGCATAAACATACACGTTGTTTTGGTAGCCTTCCTTTGCGAAGCTGGCGTAATTTTTCGGTGTCCATTGTGGCTGTCCTAATGTCACTGGTAGAATCGCTCTAAATGTTCTACTCTGTTTTATAAGCCACATCTTTATTCTCTCGAACATTCAATCACCGCCCTTTTATAGTGCTCGTATGCGCACTTCTTTTGTGTTTCTTAGTAGTTCGGTTCCATACCTCAAAGCTGCCATTGCGTGGTCGTTGAAGTCTACCGGCTCATCGAGCACATTCCCGTCTTTGTTCTCTTTGTATTTGTAAGTTTGTATTTCCTTGATAGTATTTACGCAGCTTGGATGAATGTGTATCTTACGTCGTTTAAGCCAGTCAATGCCGAATTTAACGCTATCCTTGCCTTTTGTACATGGCTGAATTCTAAAGCCTGCCTTTTTAAATTCCTGTATCCTATCAGGTTCCGCACTGTCGGCTATAATCAAGTGTTTTTTGTCAACTTTGCTTTCACACAGCTTTATTAGCTCTGTGTTCGTGAGATGTCTCTCGTATATCTCATCAAGCACATATATCTCGCTATCTTTCCAGCCAATTTTTATAAGCGCCGATGGGTCGTTGTAGCCAAAGTCCAAACCGTAGTAAATGGCATTGTAACTCTCATCGTTGAGCGGTATATCCTCAACAACATAGTTGGTATAGACAAGATTACCAAGAACACCCCATTCACCCAAAGCGTAGATTTTGTAGTAAGTTTCATCCTGATTTTTTAGGTCCTCAAGCACCTTGACGTACTCTGGGTCAATAAATTTATTATCCTTGTACGTGGATTTTACTATCGTGGCATTGTCTTTCTTGAAATCAAAAAACACTTTCTTCAGCCAGTGCAGTGCCGATATTGGGTTAAACGTCAAAATAATTTGTTTGTAATACTTCGTTGGGCCTCTAAGCCTCAGGTCCAATTGCTGAAAATCTTTCTGTTCTAGCTCGCTTGCTTCCTCAATCCAAATGCCTGTAATGCCTGCGATTGACTTTAGCTTTTCTACGTCATCTAGACCAGCGAATATAATCTGGTTGCCGTTTATACAGGTGATAGTCATGTCGGATTTGTTTATCTTGAACAGTGGCGTTAAATTCCATTGTGTAATCATGTCTTGAAATAAAGAAAAGACGCTGTATCGTAGCGTCTTCGCAACTTTTCTCACGACTAAAAATCTATGTGGTTTTTCTGTCAATAGCCGGACCAATGTCTTTTGTGCAGCAAATACTGATTTCCCGCTACCTGCACCACCATATAACACCAAATATCGGTTTGTATCTTTGTACAGCGGATAGTATATGTCATTTGTCAATTCAGGCAATGCAGTTAAATCTATATTAATCATTTTTATCCGCCGTTAATTCATCTGGCAGTTTAACGACTATGTCCATATCTGTCTTAAGGTCAATATCCTGTTTATCAGCAGGTTTTATGTCTAACCTGTCAAGTACGTCTTTAATTGCCTGCAACCGCACCATTTCGGATCGTGCCGATAAGAGTTTGTCAAGCTCTCTCAGTGCTTTGGAGGACATGCTCATGAGCTTTCTTTCAATGTCCTTCTTCATTTCCGCTGTAAAATCGTCAATTGCTTTTTGAAATTCTTCTTGCTTTTTCCAATTGTACAATGTGCGACTCGTGATTTCACATTTTTCAGCAATTTCTTCTAATGTCAATTGTCCTTCAGCTATCATTTTTGCTGCTTCTAGCTGTTTTTTGTTCAAACTCACAAGCATACCTCCTTTCCTGAAATTTTCTGAAATTTTGCAAGAAAAAAAGAGCCTTTCAGCTCTTTGACTTCTTCTTCACTTTTTGCACTTTCCACGTGTATTTACAATCCTGACATTGCCAAACGTCGTGGCCAAATAACATCACGACAGACAGTATCCACAAAACCGGCACTAAAAACCAAAATAAGGGGAATATAATCCCAAGCCATATAAGACATCCTGAACCTGCAAAGAATGTCAAAAAGTATGTCCATTTGCTTATTTTCTGCACTCTATTTGAACCACAACGTGGACACGGTGTCCAATTATCCTTGCTTTCCATATTACTACCCCCTAAAAGATTTAATTTCGTTAAATATATTCTACACCAACATGAATTTTCTTACAAGTATAACAAAGCCCGGCGGGGGTGACCGGGCTAAAAAAAGAGCTCTAGCAAACGCTAGAGCGCAATTTCTATTGTACCAGTTTAACTATAACACCCTTTAAAAGGCATGTCAAGTACAGTACATTTTCACCAGTTTTCCCTCACAAATTTTCTTATGTCATCATAATCTATCAAACCGCTTGCTATTGCAAGCATGATGCCTTCAAGAAATATAACAT